AAATATTCTCTTCTTATTTTACAATAAATCGGCGGAATGTTAGCATTAAGATAAGACATAATCAATCATATATATCACCCCATGTTTCACCAGATTCATAGTCTACTTTGTTTGGAACATCTAATTCTACTGCGTTCTCCATTATATCAATTATTTTTTTAGCATGTTCCGGAGATTCAACTGATAAATCTAACTCATCATGAATTTGAATGTGAGCAACTATACCTTGTTTATATAATTCTAACATAGATTTTTTTGTCATATCAGCAGCAGAACCTTGTATTAATTTATTTAAAGCTTTGTATGTGTAAGCTCTTTTAATCCCTGGTCCGTGTTCCTGGAGTGCTTCTTCATGAGGCAATGCTTTATGCATACCAAATTGATTTGGTTCCCATAGATGAAACCTACATAATCGACCTAGTAAAGTTCTAATTTGACCACGCTCTTGAGCTCTATTAGATGCTGAGTTCATTAACTGTTTAACAAATGGAACTTTAGCATGATACTGATCAAATAGTTCTGCAGCTTTTTCTTTTGATACACCAAGTTCAGCTTGTAGTTTAGCCTTACCCATTCCATAAAATAATCCAAGGTTAATTGTTTTAGCTTGTGATCTTGGAATGTTAGCCATATCAGCAACGATTTGATGGAAGTCTGTATTAGGATCATTCTTATAAGATTCTATTACAGGATATACTGATGGGAACTGATGTAATGATGCATAGTGCACAACCAATCTTGGTTCTTGCTGTGAATAGTCAAAGCAACCCCACGTATGTCCTTCTTCTGGTAAGAATAAAGATCTAATTAATGGTCCAAGATCCTTGTTCCTTGCTGGTAGCTGCTGTAAGTTTGGATTATTATAACTGAATCTTCCAGTAACAGTACCACCTTGATCTGATCTTATTTGATTGATCTCTGCATGAATACGACCTTTATGCTCGTATCTAATAATAGTATCAATAAAAGTTGTATGTGCTTTATTAATTTCTCTTGCTTTAGCAATCATTTGCACTATAGGGTTAGAATGTTCCTGTAAAAAATTTTTAGTAAAGGAAGGTGCTGATGATTTCTCAGTTGTGTCATAAGCTAAGCCAAGCTTATCAAAAACTTTTGCAATACTTCTTGCTGCCCAAATCTGGGGCTCTATCCCTGTTTCTTGTTTTACTTTTAATAACAATTCATGCTCTTGTGCTGTTAGTTGCTGTTTCAGTTTGTGTGCACGTTCTATATCAACTCTTACTCCTTTAAATCTCATATCAACTAGACATGGGAATAAATCAGTTTCTGTACTAAATATTGATTCTATATCTTGATGAATGATTTCTTTTTTAAACATTTGCCATAGCTCTAATGTAAGTTCAGCATCTTTTTCAGCATAAGCTCCAACTTCCATTGCTGGTAGTTGCCACATATCTTCTTTAGGATCTAATCCTCTAGACTTAGCTGCTTCATTTAAAGCTGCCTCGCTCTTACCATAACCAAGGTAATCCCAAGACAACATATTTAAACTATATTGAAATCTATTCTCATCAATCAATGATGCCGCAATCATAGTATCTACGATTAAGCCATTGATTTTAATACCTAATTGTCTTATCCAACATACGTCGTACATTGCATTATGAAATATTTTTAATGATGGAGTTGCCATGGTATCTTTAAACCACTCTAAAACTTTCTTACGATCCATATTAGGACCTGATCCATGCGCTATTGGAAAATAAAAAGATCGTCCTGGAACAGCAACAGCTATACCAATTACTTCTCCATTACCTATAACAGAACCTGATCCTTTCTTTTTTAAATCTGGATCTCTTGTTTCTAAGTCTACTGCAATCTCATCATAAGATCTTAGATCAGGAAATTCTTCCGGTTCTACCCATTCCTTTTGTGCTTCAAATAGAGGTACTTTCATTTATATTACCGTTAGTAAAAAATAAAAAATACAAATACAAGTAAATAAACCCATATCACCAACTATAGTTTTTTTAAGATTAAACATTGTAATCCCTTTCAATAATCATTTGTATATAATGTATAGCCTTTAATAAATCTTGTTTCTTTCCTTTATCCTGGTGTCTGCAAATATATTTAATTGCATTGCCTTCAGCAAATAGTATCTTATTCTTATTGATAAATAAAGAGGGCTGTATTGTATATTTCTTATAATGCGCACCTCCTATTTGTTTAAAGAATGCTTTGTTCGTCATAACTGATAACCATACCTTTCTTTTTTTGATTTAAATAAATAAAGATTTTCCATAGATCTTGTTACACCTACATACCAAACTCTATGTTCTTCATCTTGTTTGTCTACATTTTCAGAAGTAGATTCTCTGATTTTTCTTGCATTATCTAATACAAGAATAACATTCTTACATTCACCACCTTTTGCTGCATGAATGGTTGATACTTCTATTCTTGGTTCTTCAGATAATTTTTCTCCATTGGATAGCATACTTCTAATATAAAATTCTTCATTATGATCTGCATTCACAAAAGCATCATACCATTTAGTATCTTTACTAAATCCAAGATCTTCCATTTTAACTGTCATTTTATTTCCAAATTTACTTTCATCAAACTGGTGTTCTAAATATTCATAGATATCTTTACAATCTGCGATAGATATTTCTTTGCCTTCTACTAATGAAGTCCATTTCAAAACTGATTTATAGAGTTTACTGTTATAACTTTTTCCAAATGTATTTTTATAATAAAGATTATTCTCTTTTAATTGTTTTGATATCTCTAATGCTCTGTAAACAGTTCTGGTTAATATCAACCATTTACCATTATTAATATCTAAATTATCAAAGTTAAATATAGATTCTACTTTACCTTGAATGACCTTTCCCTCACTATCTTTCTTTGGAAAATATATTTTTTCTTTTCTATTACCTTGTATTCTATCCAATATTATATTTGAAATTTCTTGAACAGCTTGAGGTATACGAACTGATTGTTGTAATACTTCTTCTTTTGCTGGTTGATCAATAAATCTATTAACATCAGCTCCAGCCCATGCAAATATAGCCTGGTCATCATCACCTGCTATAAATATATCTTTTGATTTATCTTTTAATATATCAAACATCTTCCATTGTATTGGAGATAAATCCTGGGCTTCGTCAATGAATACTACATCAAAGGATGGGCATTTATCTTTGTTATTAATAAATTGAGTAATCATATCTGTATAATCATAAAGATTATAAGATTCCTTATAGTTTAAAAAATTTACATATATGTGATTTAATAATTCAAAATCTATCTCTCTACTCCATTCATTAGTATTAAACTCATCTTCAATAGATATATCTTTAATTCGAGCCTTATTAATTAATTTAAAGTATTCATTATCACAATTTAAATAACCACTATCGTCTGCTTCTGAATAATAATTAACTCTTATACTTAATTCTTTACCTATTTGTTCATAATGAACTGGCTGCATTACATTCTCTTCACTCATACCCAAAGTATGAAAAGCTAATGAATGAAGTGTTTGAAAAAATTTAACATCAGATCTTACATAGTTTTTATTTTTATTTAAAAATCTTTCTCTTGCTTCTGCAGCAGCCTTTCTTGTAAATGCAAAATAACCAATTTTATTTAAAGGAACACCTTTAACTAAATAATTATTTACTTCATTTAATAATGTCATAGTCTTACCTGTTCCAGGAGGACCTAATACTTTTTTTATCATTAAAATACGTTCTTATTACCTTTCATTTTTATTATTTCTGTTTTAACTATTTCTTTTATTAATTCATTCCCTTCTACATTTAAGTTTATTCTTAAAACTTCTATTGCTTCATAAGTTGCAGATTCATTATTTAATTTTGGAAATCTTTTTTTAAATCCAAAGTCTGCTTTATATCTTTCTTTTATCCTTTGAGCTGTTCTCTCTTTACCTTCTTTCCATTCTTTATTTTTTAAAGTATTAAAAAAGTTTGCAAATTTAAAATAAGCATATCCTTCTTCTATTAATACAGCACCAGATTTAAAAGAAGCATATGACTTTGCTTTAGGTCCATTAACATATTCTTGAAGATACTCATGTAATAATTCATCAGGAGTAGTTCCTTTTGGTGGTTGATGTATTTCTACTGGAGGAAATAACTTAGCAATAACATTTTCAAAATCATCTCCTTTTACTTTTGCTACAAAAATATTTGCAGTCTTCATTATTAATGCTCTTAATTCTTCTTGATCTTTTATTTGTTTTATATCCTTAGCTCTTACCGCTTTACTTCCTTTGCTTTCAGGTAATTCAACATTGAAAGTATATTCAGGTTCTGGATAATTTATTTTTACTAAATTAGATAAAGGTGGAAACATTCTTCTTCTATCAGATCCAACACCATATTTTCTTTTAAGACATTCTGATTTCATACAAAAATTAACAATAGGTTCTTGAGTGCAAGTATAACCCTTTGTATTATTTTTTGTTGCTGATCTAATTTTATCTAATATTTTTTTCTCCGATCCCCAATCATCTAATACAACACCATTTGAATCTTTTATAAAATATTTTTGTGGTGCCGCTTTAAGGACACTCTGCCAATTATCAGGATATTTCTTTTTAGCAAAAACCATGTAATTGTATAACCACCTATCCCTAGTATCAACTAATGGTTCTTTAGCCATGATCTGTAGACAAGGAGGGCCATCATTAAATTCATCTGGACCTCCCTGTAAGACAGTTTTCACAAGGGCAAGCGAAAACTCTTCTAATTCTTCTTTTGTTTTTTTATTATGATTAACTACTTTAATAAACTGTTCTAATGTAAATGGAGTGCCGTCATAGTTAATTGCAACTCTTTCATCACTATTAAAATATGGAAGATTTATATATTGACCATTAGACCATTCTTTTTTTTCTTCATCAAATCCAAGTTCTGTTTGTTTAGGATATATTTCTGTGCTTGGTTTTAGTTTTAATGTAAATAATAAATTTTCTAAAAAATTTCTTAAAAATACTGCTTTAGTTTTTTCTTTTAAAAATAAATATAAATGTAGTCCACCGCTTTTTGATTTAACTGGAATTAATGGAAGATTGTTTTCTCTTATAATATCTAAATATTTTTTATATGGAAAATTTGAATAACTATGTTCGGTGTCATCAATATCTATAGCACCAAAACTTGCCATACCATCATCATCACATGGTTGAATACCAATAGATGTTTTACCTTTTATATGATCTAAATAATGTTTCTCAGTTATTTCTTTAAAAGACCAACCATATTTTTTTGGTTTTTTCTTTCCTGTTTTTTCATCAATCGTAAATTCATCTAAGTAAGCGACACCGAAATTTCTTTTTAGCCCGCTAAATATCTCTGCAAATTCTTTCTCCATTTTGCCCTATTTGTTTGGGGCAAGTATTACCTTGCCCCGGATTTTTAATTAAAAGTGGGCTTCAGAAGTCTTTTCAGACCCATTGGACTCACCATGCTTTACTTTAATGTCTCCTCTTGAAACACTTTCAGCAAACGCCTTAGCTTGTTGATATAAGTTAGTATCCTCTACAGGACCTACTTTACTAACTTCCCAACCAAACCAAGTTCCTTTGTCGTTAGACTGTTGAACAGTTCTTAACTTATAAATGTGGCTAAAAGATGCCGGTGTGAATAATCCATTCTTACCTTTCATCTTTATACTTGCCATCATACTATTCCATTTTCTACTAATCTTTAATTGAGTAGATTTCATAGCCAATAGAGCAGTCGTTGGAGTTTGACCACAAA